AAAGCATTGAACCAGAATTTAAATCTAAGTTTATGAAGATGGTTGAAGCCAAGAAAGAAGAAGCTGACAAAAAGAAAGCTGATGCCAAGAAAAAGAAAATGGATGAAGCAAAGAAGCCAGATGCAGACGGCGACGGTGTTCCAGATTGGGCCGATGAGAAGCCAGGCGAAGACGACAATGCTGGCAAGAAGAAAGACGGCAAGAAAGGTATGAGTGCCGCCCAAGAAAAATACTTTGGTAAGAAGAAAGTTAAAGAAGGCACAGTTAACGAAATTTCCGACGAGACTAAAAAGTCTTATGTAAAGAAAGCAGCAGCCGATGTTGGTAAAATGGCCACTGGTGAGAAAGACGGCGACAAAATGATGAAGCGTATGAAGGGTATCGAAAAAGCTCAAGAGTCTAAGATGATGCCAAAAGGCAAGAAGCGTCCTGTTAAAGAATCAGTTGAACAAAAATTAACTTTCCGTGAAATGATGACATTGGTTGTTGAAAGCGGTGGACAACAACAGATTGACGCAGTTGATCAAGAGTTGTTTGCTTGGGCTCAACGTGTTGCCAAACAAAAGCTAGGCGAAGGTATGAAAGCCGAAGTCTATGCAGGTATGGTATACGAGCGTATGGGCGGTGTATTTGAAATGTACGATGTACTAGCAGAAGACCAAAACTAATCAGTCCAATATGGACCCTCAAAGCCGGTTAATCATTGACCGGCTTTTTCTTTGACTATATAATAGTTCTATAGGAGAACACTTATGTCAACAAGAATGTACGGACCCGAAGAAAAAGCCAAACTGGAAAGACTCATCAACGAAGGCGGAAATGTCTTACGTGAAGTAGAAGATCTTAAAGAAGGTCTAAAAGAAACTGTCAAAGCAGTTGCAGAAGAATTACAAATCAAACCTAGCATTATCAACAAAGCCATTGCCATTGCACACAAAGACAATTGGAAAGATCACGAGCAAGAATGGAATGACATTGAAATGATTCTTGGTGTAACTAAGCGTTTGCCTGAATGAATGAATTATTAAAACCAACCTTTGATTGGATTCGAGATGACTTTAAGTCTAACAGAGTTCGCTTTATTGTTGAGCTTCTTGCTTGGGCTGTGTCTATTGGTTGCAGTATTACTATGGCGGTCACAGTCCCTAATCCACCGCTGCTTGCTCTTTATCCCATTTGGATCTCTGGCTGTGCTATGTACGCTTGGGCTAGTTGGACTAGGAAATCTTTTGGCATGTTGGCTAACTATCTATTGTTGACCACAATTGACAGTATCGGCCTAGTAAGAATGCTAATTAGTTAAATAAAGTTAGATGGTAGGCGGGCCACAAACCGCACTTAGGTATTTGTCAGCCTAAAATTGACATAGGAGAAAAACTTGAGTTACGTAGACGCTTTCTATAATCGAGAGCAGGATATCATCAATGTTGTTGAACGAGACGACAAAGGTGTTAGGCATTATAAAGAATATCCTGCCCGTCATATATTTTATTACCCAGACCCTAAAGGTAAATTTACCTCAATCTTTGGACAACCGTTAACACGAGTTAGTTCCAAAAACGTCAAAGAACATCGCAAAGAACTTGCTATCTACAGCGGCAAGAAATTATTTGAAAGCGATATCAATCCCATTTACCGTTGTCTAGAAGACAATTATCTTAATGTTGATGCACCAAAACTAAATGTAGCATGGTTCGACATTGAGGTAGACTTTGATCCAGAACGTGGTTACGCAAGTCCAGAAGATGCATTTATGCCGATCACTGCAATTGCTGTTCACCTACAATGGCTAGACACTATGATTTGTTTGGCTATTCCTCCTAAGACGCTGAGTATGGATGAAGCAAAGAAACAAGTTGAAGAATTCCCCAACACTTATTTGTTTGATAACGAAGCAGATATGTTGGACATGTTCTTGGATCTAATTCAAGAAGCAGATGTATTAAGCGGTTGGAACAGCGAAGGTTTCGATATTCCTTATACTGTTAACCGTGTTACTAAAGTTCTAAGCAAAGAAGACACACGCAGATTTTGCTTGTGGGATCAATTTCCAAAGAAGCGAGAGTACGAGAAGTATGGAAAAGCGGCTGTTACTTATGATTTTATTGGTCGTGTTCATTTGGACAGTCTCGAGTTGTACCGCAAGTACACCTATGAAGAACGCCACACCTATAGGTTGGATGCAATTGGAGAAATGGAGATAGGCGAAAACAAGACTGTCTATGAAGGTACATTGGATCAACTGTATAACAATGACTTCCGCAAGTTCATTGAATACAACAGACAAGACTGTGCCTTGTTAGATAAACTTGACAAGAAACTAAAGTTTATGGATCTTGCTAACACGCTGGCACATGAGTGTACTGTATTACTACAGACCACAATGGGTGCCGTGGCTGTTACGGAACAGGCCATTATCAACGAAGCTCATAAGCGTGGATTCATTGTGCCTAATAGAGTATCTCGTGAAGAAGGATTTAGTAATCAGGCCGCTGGTGCCTATGTTGCCTATCCAAAGAAAGGCATCCATGAATGGATTGGTTCACTAGATATTAACTCACTGTATCCTAGTGCGATTCGTGCCTTAAACATGGGTCCAGAAACTATTGTTGGACAGTTGCGACAGGATGGTACTAAGGCATTTATTGAAGGTGAAATTGCCAAGGCTAAAAGTTTTGCAAGTGCATGGGAAGGCATCTTTGGCAGTCTTGAATATACTGCGGTCATGAACAGAGAAGTTGGTCGTGAAATTACCATTGACTGGGAAGACGATCGTAGTGACACTCTATCAGCTGCACAACTACATGACCTAATCTTTGACAGCAATCAACCTTGGATGTTGAGTGCTAATGGCACAATCTTTACCTATGAGAAAGAAGGTATTATTCCTGGCTTGTTAAAGCGTTGGTATGCTGAACGTAAAGAAATGCAGGCTAAACTTAGAGACTGTATTAAAGCAGGCAATAAGATTGAAGAAGAGTATTGGGACAAGCGTCAGTTAGTTAAGAAAATTAACTTGAACAGTTTGTATGGTGCGATTTTAAATCCAGGTTGCAGATTCTTTGATAACAGAATTGGTCAGTCAACAACGTTAACTGGTCGAGCTATCGCTCGTCACATGGCAGGTAAGGTCAACGAAATTATCACAGGAACCAACGATCACGTAGGGAAGGCAATTATATATGGTGACACTGACAGTTGTTATTTTAGTGCTTATAGCACTCTCAAGAAGGATATTGAAAAAGGAAATATCCCCTGGTCAAAAGAAAATGTCATCGAACTCTACGACACAATCGGAGAGGAAGTAAACTCAACTTTCTCTAAGTTTATGTTGGATGCTTTCCACTGTCCAAAGACACGTGGTGAAGTTATTAAAGCAGGACGTGAAATTGTTGCAAGCCGTGGCTTGTTCATTACTAAGAAACGGTATGCTGTACTTTACTATGATAAAGAAGGCAAACGTGCAGATGTAGATGGTAAACCAGGTAAGATCAAGGCCATGGGATTAGATCTAAAGCGTAGTGATACACCGGTAGTCATTCAAGACTTTTTAAGTGAAGTGTTGACTATGGTCCTAAATAATGGTACCAAAGAGTCTGTTCTTGAATACATTACCAACTTCCGTACTGAGTTTAAAACTAGGCCCGGTTGGGAAAAAGGATCTCCCAAGCGAGCAAATAAGATTTCAGAATATCGCGACAAAGAAAAGAAAGCAGGTAAAGCCAACATGCCAGGGCATGTTCGTGCTAGCCTTAACTGGAACACTTTAAAGCGTATGATGGATGACAAATATTCTATGAGTATTACAGACGGTGCTAAAGTCATTGTTTGTAAAGTCAAAGATAATCCAATGGGCTATACGTCCGTTGCATACCCTGTTGATGAACTGAGATTGCCTCAATGGTTCAAAGACTTACCTTTCAATGATGCTGAAATGGAAAATGCAGTTATCGATGAAAAGTTAGAAAACCTCATTGGTGTTTTGGAATGGGACATCAGTGGGACACGTTCGGATAATACATTCAATAAACTTTTCGACTTTGAGTAAATTGCGGTTGCTTTTTACTCTAGATCTAAATATAATCTTAATATACAGGAGAACTTTCAATGAAAGACATTTTACAAGATATCGTATCGCATACACAGAACCTAGGCTTCTTAACCACAGTTAAAGTCACAGGCGACGGAAATAAAACAGTTATTAACTCTATGGCAGAAGATCGTAGCGTTATCATGGAAGCAGAAACTGCTGCTCCTTATCCAGACATGATTGGCGTGTTTGGTATGCCACAACTCAACAAACTCAAGTACCTTATCGAAGGTGCCGAGTACAAAGAGAATGCAAAAATTTCTATTACCACTGCACAACGCAACGGTGAAGACGTTCCTGTAGGTATTCACTTTGAAAACAAAGACGGTGACTTTAAAAACGATTACCGTTTTATGAACACAGAAGTCATCAATGAAAAGATGAAAACTGTCAAGTTCCGTGGCGTTAAGTGGGATGTTGAACTAGAGCCAACTGTGGCTGCTGTAACACGTTTCAACTTCCAAGCAGGAGCTCATAACGAACATCCAACGTTCTTGGCTAAAACAGATGGCGGCAACCTAAAGTTTATCTTTGGTGATGCATCAACACATGCAGGCGAGTTTGTTTTTGCACAGAACGTTGCAGGTAAACTTGATCGTGGTTGGACTTGGCCAGTGCTGCCAATCTTGAGTATTCTTAAGATTGCAGATGTCAATAACACAAAGATGAGCTTGTCAAACGAAGGTGCTATTCAAATTACCTTAGACAGCGGTCTTGCTACTTACAAATATATCATTCCTGCACAAGCATGATAGCAAAC